TAGGCTTTCCAATAGCACTAGCTTTGATTAGTGGTTTTTTTATATTTCTCACTATAAAATATATTTTAGAAAGTGTCATAGGACAGGTAAATGGAATACATGGTATTGTATCAGCTCTAGACAACAGAGTCAAGACAATGAACCATGATATGATTAGAATGGATGCAACACTTTGTAGTGTACTGCGTTTAAGACCTGATCTAGATAGAATAGCAAGAGCTAATGGTAAAGAAGATGCAAGGCGTGATTGATGTTACCAGAGCAGATAAACATAGCAACTTTAATAAGCGATTATGGCTTTCCGATTGTTGCTACAATAGGCTTGTTATACATGATATATTTTATATGGGGATTTATAACTAACAATATTAAAAAGAAACTAAGTGAAACTAGTACAACACTTGTTGGTTTGATAGATCGTATTAGAATGTTAGACAATGACATTATTAGATTGCAACAAAAGCTAGATACTGTTATTGAGTTAAGAGATTTAAAGCAAAAGGATTTAGAAAAAAATGATACAAAAGATTAGTGTCTTTGCAGTATTACTTATTATTCTTTTAATAAACTCTCCTGCTGATGGAGATGAGATGGTGTTTGGATTTAACAGTCCAAGCTTTTCTGGTATCAATACTAGCTCTCATTACTTGACTATACAGAACCAAGAGTTTACAAGAAAGGAAGCAATACAAGAAGAGATTGATGCTTATCAAGAAGAATTAGCAAGAGATGCTAACAACACAACACTAGCTAGGTTTATTAGAAACTTAGAAAGTAGAGTTTATGCACAGTTATCTAGACAATTAGTTGATAACATATTTGGAGAAGTACCTAGTGAATCAGGTACTATAACTTTAGAGGGAAATACGATTGAATACTTGGTTGATGGAGATATCATTACCCTTACTGTGGTTGATGCGGAAGGTAACACGACAGTTATTAGTGTGCCTATTGGCAGTTTTACTTTCTAGTTGTGCGATAGATCCGGGTTATTTATTAGGTCCGGGAGGTATTCCTTACACTTCTATGAAGGATGCTTCTCTACTTGATTTACAATCTAAACAATTAAAGAATGTTACTCCATCTGCACAACAGCCAGTTATAGCTGTATACGCAGATAGCTTTCAAGACTTAACAGGGGCTAGAAGAAGTAATAGTCAGTTTGCTTTATTTAGTACAGCTATTACTCAAGCTCCAGAAGCATTTCTCATTAGAGCTTTAAAACACGCCTCTAACGGCAAGTTCTTTAAAGTTGTTGAAAGGGTAGGCTTAGATAGCTTAACTAAAGAGAGACAACTAATTAGAAGCACTAGAGAGAGCTTTGAAGAGGACAGTACACTACAGCCTTTATTGTTTGCTGGATTACTAATACAGGGTGGTGTAATCAGCTACGACACTAATACATTTAGTGGGGGATTGGGGGCAAGATATTTAGGTATTGGAAGCAGTAAACAATACAGAGAGGATAGCGTTAGTGTATCTGTAAGATTAGTATCTGTATCAACTGGAGAGATTCTAATGGAAGTAATGACTTCAAAGTCTATATTATCCGTTGGATTAACACAAGATCTATTTAGATTTTTGGAGGAAGGTACAGAGCTAGTAGAAGTAGAAGGGGGAGTAACGGAGAATGAAAGTGTTTCTATTGCTTTACAAAAAGCTATTGAAGAAGCAGTTTTAAATATTATTAACATAGGTATAGATAGGGGATATTGGGCTTATGAACAAATTAAAATTGATGTTCCTAATTGCGATGATGATGGGTGTATCGGCATTCGCGGCTGATAACGAAATCTTTGTTGATCAAGTAGGCGCATCTGCAAGTATTGATTTAGAACAAATGGGTACTGGTAACATGATAGGCGGATTAAATTCAACTGCAGGAAATCTAACTGCTTTTGATTTAGACGGAGCTACCATGACTTTAGATGTCAATCAAATTGGAGATGCAAATAAATTCTTAGGAGATATAAACGCTGATACAGTTGTTGGTATGTTTCAATTCGATGGTAATACTAATCAGTTTACTATTCAAGTTGACCCTACTAACACCTATGGTGCTGATAACTCAAACTTAAATGTACAAACAACAGGTTCTAGTAACACATTTACACTAGACTTAGCTACTAATGCATTAGCTGGTACAACTGATCTAGATTGGATAGTACAAGGAGATAGTAATACTATTGATGCCGATATAGATTATGATGAAGGTACTAACTTTATGGATATAGATGGCGATTCAAATGCTGTTAATTTTGATGGTGATGGATATGCACAAGGCTATTTCTATCTAGATCATACAGGTAACTCAAGGAGTTTTGATGTTGACCAACATAGTACACTTGACAACGACTGGCTTAAAATTACTTCTTCTGGCAACAATGGTACTGTTTGTGTCCAGCAGGATGACGGAGGCACAGCAGTCGGTTGCTGATATAGGAAGTATTACCGAGCTTAATGGGCTAGGTAGAGTAGTACGAGATAGAGATTACGAAGCTGAGTTAGCTTTTTCTATCAATAGTTATGATAATGTACAGACTGCTAAAGGTAGAGTAGCTATTACATTTGTTGATGATAGTAAAGTAAGACTAACTGAGCATTCTAAGCTTCTTATAGATGAGTTTATCTATGATGCTAATCCAAGTAATTCCAAGATGGCACTTCAGTTTGCTAGTGGTACTGCTCGTTTTATATCTGGTGGTTTATCCAGAATAAATAAAGAAAACATATCAATCAAGACACCTACCGCTACAATAGGTATTAGAGGCACAGACTTTACTGTGACTGTAGATGAGCTTGGTAGGTCTTTAGTCATCCTACTACCCGATGAGAACGGATTATCCAGCGGAGAAGTGATTGTATCGTCAGCTCTAGGACAGGTTACATTGAATCAGCCATATCAGGCTACAACTGTATCTATGTTTGAAGCTACTCCTTCTTCTCCTGTTATATTAGACATTACACTAGAGCTAATAGATAACATGCTTATAGTAACTCCTCCTGATGAACAAAGTATTGAAGGCTCTGAAGACAGTACAGGCTCAAGTGATAATATATTAGATGTAGATTACTTAGAGTTTAATGAACTAGAGGTAGATGCACTAGAAGAAGATGAGCTAGAATATACTGAGCTAGACATTAACTATTTAGATGTAAACTTCTTAGAAGACTTGTTAGACATTATAGAAGATGTTGATGAGCTAGACAGCTCCAAGTCTGGATTAACTACTGATACAGCTATTAAAGGTACTGCAGTAGGCTTTGATCCTAATACACAAGTCAATACATTCGTAACAGATAATGATGTTACATTCCTTAGACAAGTCTCAGATACTTCCAGAATCAATCTTGATAAATCAGGATCATCTACTGTTGTCTTAGAACAAGATGGTAAGAGGACACCGCTGTCAGTTAATGGCGGTACATCTTCCACAATAACAATTAAACAAGGCGGCTAAAATGCGTTGGGCTGTCCTGTTATTAACTATACTTTCCCTTCCTTTAATCTTTGATGCAAAGCCATTAGAGATCCTTAGACTTAAAACCTTTGATGCCTTCATAGAAACTCCTGAACCTACAGGATACTTTACAGTCCTTAATATAACTGATGAGGATGTACAGCGTGAAGGTGGTTATCCATTTCCAAGAGATAGACTAGCTGAGATTCAATATGAACTCATGGATAGAGGTGCTATT